TGGCGCTGAAACTGTTGGATAAGCCATTTAAGACTCCTTATTAATTAAATTTATGAACCTTTACCAAAACTACTTGAAGATTTCCGCTCATTAAAGATTGGCATCCTTGGGTCGCTTTGGCGCATTAAATTATTATCTACTGCTTCCGTTTGAGATTGCGTTAAGTTGCTGTAATGTGCATTACGTTGCTCAACAAACTCTATAGGAGTTTTGCATAATAATAACCCGCCAATCTCAATACTGTCTTTAAAACGACTATTGGGGTCGACTAGCAATTGAAATTTTGGTTGTTCTTCCGATTTAACAGGCTCCCAGCCTTCTCTTAATTTCGCAGAGAGGTTACGTGGGTCCACGTTATTTAAAGTCGAAATCCGAATCCATCTGTACGCGTAACCAGCTTGCTTATCCGGTTCAGGGAGAAGCTCAGGAACTTGCCATTGCTTAGGGCGTTCATCAGCGTTACGAGTTTGTATTTCACGAGGTGTTCTATTTTCAGCCATTTTTAAGACTCCAATTTAGATTGTGCAGCAGCATATTGTTCATTTGACAAACCTAGCTTTTTAGCTATGGCTTGTGCCGATTTAGTGAGTAAGACTTTTTTAGTCCCCGCACTACGTCTAGCGGATGCAACTACTGTGCTTGGTTTAGTTGTACGTTGTGGTTTATCGCCATCATCGTTTTGTATTTCTGTACCTTCAAATTCATCGGGGAAGCGATTTTTTACTTCCTTAGATATTACTTTGTAGTATGCATCTGTACCTATATAAGATTCACCAAACTGATTGGCTAACTTACCGTGTACTTTTTTAGCGTATTCTTTCAAATATGCGCGGTCATTGTCTGCATACCATTCATTATCGGATAACCATTCAGCGAGTTTTGGCTCCATCTGAACAGGTTTCTGTACTGGATAGTGTATTTGTACATCATTTTCATCTATTTGTACAGTAGGTTTGAAATTTTTTGCTTTATCTACCTTAAATGATGCGCTAAGCATTTCTTCTTGCGCTTCCAACAATCTATCGGAATCACCTGAATCATACGCTTCTTTATAGTTACGTCTAGCTTTTTGTAGTTCTAAATCAGCGGAAGTTTGATATGTAGTTATTAATTCTTTTTCGCCTGATTGCAACATCGTTTTTAAACGCTTGTTATCGTCAAGGATTCGTTGTGCCATTCCTAATGCTTCTTGCTGCTCTCGCAAAGCTGACTCTTTAGCACGACGTTCATCATGCCAAGCTTTTTTGTATTGCTTAAACTTAGTCTTTACGTTTTTAGAATAGTCAGCTGATTCATCTGCGTCTTCTAATTCACTTGTAATTTCTTCTGTTAAGGGTGCGATATTCCTATCATCTTCTGGAGTATCGTCGACAATCTCAACATCTAGTTCATCGCCATCGAATTCAATATCGACTTCTTTGTTATCGATTTCATCCGGAAATTTATATTCATCTTCATTTCTTGGGTTAGCCATTCTATGTTTCCTTTATTTGCGACGAATACCACGAGGTTCTGATACTACTGCCTCTACGGTATCATCATTAATTAAACGGAATTCTTTACCGTGAATTACCAATCTGCTTCCTGAATTCGGACGAACTAAAATAAAGTCGCCTTCCTTGCACCATGCACCTGATGGAAATTTCTTTTCATCGTTATATGCGTCTGGTCCCAACGAAACAACAAATAATACTGTTGTTAGCGCTTCTTCCATTTTCATTGTTGCGTCAGCTTTTGCTAATCCACTTTCGTATTCTTTCTCCATTTCAGGAATAGCACAAAGGATGTGATAGCCTGTTGGGGTAGGAATTTGTGATGCCTTTTCTTTGTCGCCTTCTTCTGCTTCTATTGAAGCATCTTGTCTAGCCTTTGTTGCCAACCCTGTGAGGTCGATAGCTTGGGCTAAGTTTAGGTTACTCATCCGAGTTCTCCATTCGTTGTTTGAGGTCTGCAATTATTCCACATGCGGCTTCGAGTCCTCGTAGCTGACCACATATGTATCTATATTCTTCTATCGTAGGGCAATTACCGCGTAGTATTGCTTCGGAAAGCATTTCCATACGGTCTTTAAACTCCGATAAAAGAAATTCAAGATTTCTGTCCATTATTCACCTTTCTGTGATTTTGGTTTTGGTTGTACGGATTTCTCCGTTAATTTTTGCTGCAGGTTGTGTTGCATTTCTTGCAGTTTCATTTGATGCTCTTGCTCATTAAATGCCATACCTTGTTGATGCCCTTGGTTATTAGCTGCCGTTCCTTGTTGATGCTCAATATTAGTTTGATGCTTATGTACATCTACTGCTGTTTGGAAGCCCTTCAGACGCTGGTCTGCCTGTAATTTGTCCGTAGTATTTGAATGGTTTATAGCCATTTGCGCTGCAGATATACGTTGTTGTCCTGCTACACGTTGTTGGTCAATTGCAAGCTGTTGTGCTTTGAACTGTGCATCAGATTGGTCTTTAGCCACTTTACGTTGTATATCTTGTTGCTTAAGTTGTAACTCTTGTTGTTGCATTTGAATAATCGGGTCTTGAGCAGTTTGCGCATTTTGTGCTTGCTGCGCTGCTTGCTGATGTTGACCTAACAATTGTTGTGATGCTTTAGCTGCCATTTGTGCAACTTGTGACTCAATTTGTGGAGGCATAACTTCTTGCTCTTGGCTATCATCAGATGGGTCAACGTATGGAGGTAATGAGCCACCCATAGCTGTTTCCATTTGTTTGCGATACTCAAAGCCTAAGTGCTCCATAATATGAGCTGACATTGCAGACTGTAACTGTTGCGCGAGTTGTGGGTTCATGCCTACCAATTGTTGTACATGTGGGTCTTGCATCATTGATTGATGGACTTGCACATGTGATACATGGTCTTGGTATAGGAACGCTTTAACTGGCTTACCCTTAAGAATGTTTTGATTCTCACTGATTGGGTCAGTCGGCAATAAGTCACTAGCCATAGGCACAAGTTTTTGGAAATTCTTAATACCTAAAACTTCCAACATCTGTCTGTGAAGTAGTGGTAAATCATATAGCTGTGGCGCTGTCTGAGCCAGCTGTAAGGCTGCTTGATATTGAACGACCTTCTGTGCCATCGTAGCTGCGTTCGGGTCTGATACAGGCAATACGTACACTTGGTCGTAGTCCTCTTTCTTAGCCCTGCGGTCACCTTGGTCTGGGTCATACTCATATTCGTCAGGAGTAAAGTCACGAATGATATCTTTAAGTAACTTAAACTCTTGTTTCATTGAATAGTGAATACGTGCTTGAATTGCACTCATCATTTTCAATGTGCGCTCTAATACAGCTAGCGTTGTACCTACTGGTGAGTTAGCAGACATATCTGATATTTGCATATCAGCAGCACCAGCAAACTTGCGACCTTCATCCACAATCATGCTTAATAATCCCATAAGCACTTGTGAAGGTTCTTTATATGGCAATGGCATGATGTTATCGCGCATTGTACCTGATGGTACGTCTACGTCTCTAAACTCACCGGGAGCTATCGGTGTATCGTCACCTTTAACACGTAATCCACGAGTTTTAAAACCCCCCGGTAAATTAGCCAAGGTGCCAGCATCAACAAGCTGACGAATGAGAGAAGTGCCAGACTTAGCGAAAGCACCGATAAGATGGATAAGCCCAAAGCAATAAAAACCAAAGCCGGGAATATATCCATAATGGACAAAGTGGTTACGTTTTTGATAAAACTCATCGTCGGGTTTCCAGTTACGGCGAATAGCTAGGATTGTAGCCGTGCCTACTTCAATAGTTACAATGTATGGAAGTGCAATCCCTGTAAGTTCTCCATCATCGTCTTCATGCTCATAGCCTTCTAAGTCTAATTCAACTTGCATCTCTAGGAGTTTAAAACGGTTATCAGTAGAAGCGCGGAAGCCTAACTTCTCAGCTATCTTTTTCTCTACCTCATCTAAGTTATATGTTGGCTCACCTAGCTCAACATCACGATAGAATCCTGCGCTCTGTAGCTTGCGGATATCGTTTTCTGTCTTTCTCATTACATGCGTAATACGTTCGGCTGACTCAAGACTTGATGTACCGTATGGCACAACTACATCTTCAGCAGTAACATACATTGACGTTTGGCGATTTAGTGCTGGGTCAAAGTACACTTTCTTGAACGCGTTACCTGCTAGACCTAGACCCCATAACATACGCTCATGCTCAGGGCGGAACTCTTTCATGACATCAGTCAACTGGTAATTCATGTCTTCTTCAACACGAGCTGCCGCTTCTTTCTTGTCTGGTGTAGCTTTACCAATGATTTGTGTACGAACTGGACCTGCTGCTGGAAACGTTTCCATCATTGTCTCAGCTTGGAACTTAACAACAGCCTCGCTTAATAGTGGGTGATACACACCACATGCGCCTTCCCAAGGTTCAGAACGTTCCTCAATCTTTAAACCTAATAGCTCAAGACCATCTACATATGTTTGTATCCAATCCTTACGAGAAGCAACGTCGTCTTCGAAGTCAGCCATTAACTCATATGCTAATGTAACTAGGACACGGTCATCTATCTCCTCAGCTAAGTTAGCTTCGAACTCTGGTGTATCTTCGGTGTTTTCTATACTAAGAATAGGTTTACCATCAACACCAATCTCAACACTCTCTGGGTCCTCAATACTAATCTCTAGTGCGGGTCCTTCTTCCATCTGGTCTAACTGGTCAAGTCCTTGCGGAGCTTGGGATAAACTTTTATCAATTGCCATTGTTATGTCCTTTAATAGTAAGCTGCTTTTTTCTTATATCGATATAGTACGCTGTCTTCTGCTTCATCGTTTGGTAAACGAATAAACCCACCCTGCCTGAATCTTATTAGCGCGAGAGTCGTCGAGTCGACCAAGTCATCGTGTTCGCCATTTGGAAAGTCATTACATTCATCAATAACTTCCTTAGCCCAACGTCTATCTGGTGCCCATACAATTCCAGAAGAAAACAAATCTGTCACTGCATTAACCCGACTAATCTTATCTTGCCCTTTGCCCGGAGTAAATTCTCCCGCGGGAATACCCATCCTCCGAAGCTCTTGATATAAGGCAGCGCCGTTAGATTTTTTCTCTACCATAAATGAGTCTGGCTGCCATTCCTTATATTCCTCAAGGACCATAGCCTTAAGTTCCGGGAATTCCATACGCTTTTTAATAGAATTTAGCAATATTATATTATAGTTATTGGTTTCTTCGTTAAAGAAAACGCCCCAAGTTGTTAATGCGTTAAAGTCAGAACGGTTCGTTGCCTCTTGCGCAGCATCTAATGACATGATTGTAAACTCACACTGTGGCGGACGGTCTTTATCCCATATCTGCCACCATGCTTTCTTAATTAGTGCCCCACCTTCTGATGTTGGTGCTTGCATGTACTGAGCATTCCACAAGTGCGGACTAATCGTATTCTGTATCTTCTTAAGCTCAGGTAATGTCCAGAACTCAGGCCACATTGACTCCTCGTGGTCACTACCCTCATT